AATGGTGTTTACTCATCTGGCGCATTTGAAGGTCTATTAGCAGCTGCTGATAGTGACAACCACGAAACTTCTGATGGTTCTTCTGGTTTCGCAGCAACTGATGCAGTTACTGCAGCTGACCTATTAGGCATGAGAAAGAATATGGGCAAATATGGGGTTAATCCTTCAGACGTAGTTTATGTCGTATCACAAGATGTGTATTATAACCTACTAGAAGATGCTGAATTCCAAGATGCTAACTTAGTTGGCGACATGGCTACTAAGCTAAGTGGCGAAATTGGTCAAGTATTCGGTTCAAGAGTACTACTATGTGACGAATTCGCAACTAAAGCAGCTGGTATCTATGGTGCTGTTGCAGTCTACCCAAGAAACTATGTAATGCCAAGATTAAGAGGCGTTACTATTGAGTCAGACTACGAAGTAGCTAACCAAAGAAGAGTATTAGTAGCTTCACAAAGACTAGGCTTCACCGATTTAATCGATGGTGCTACATCTAAGTGGGCATTTGCATACAAAGGAGCTTAATATTAGGCTTATGGTTTTGGTGGGTTGCCTTAAACCCACCACTTTTTAACTATGGCAGATTTAATAACATTAAGAGAATACAAAAACTTTGCGGGACTTACTGGAGAAAGTGAGAATGCAAAAATTAACGTAATTATTCCTGCTATTAGCCAAGCGGTAAAAACATACTGCGGGACAAGTTTTATAGACTATTATAGCACAGATAAAACAGAGTACTACGATATAAAAGATAAGTACACTAACGCTATAATACTCGATGAGAGTCCAATTGTGAGCATCACCTCTGTAGAAGAAAGAGAAAGTCAGTCAGACTCATATACGACTCTAATATTTGAAAATTCAGACTCAAGCGGAAAATATGACTACGTAGTAGATTATAATGCAGATACTATATTTAGAACTACTGCAACAGGAGACAAAATGTTCCCACAAGGAAGAAGAGCAGTAAAGGTAGTTTATAAGTCAGGATATTCAGCAACACCCGAAGATTTAAAATTAGCATGTTTTGATTTAGTTAAGTACTATTTAAAAGACGAAAGAAAACAAAACTTATCTATATCAGGTGCACAGATACAAAATCCTGTATCAACAAGTTTAAGGGAAAATATAGGATTTCCTGATCATATTAAACGTATACTGGATTTTTATAAAATACATAAGTAATGGCTAAACAAAAAGTAATTAAAACAATTACTGAAATGATGGATGCGTATTCTGACACTGAAGTTAGAAAAAAATTAAGTAAATCAGAAATACATCAAGTAGAAATTACAACGCAGGAAACAGTAGCAGGATTACTCAATAATACTCCAGCAGCATTGGAAAGTATTTTTGGAGGAACAGGTAGTATATACTATAAAGGTTTTTTGCTTGAAAATACAAAAACAGTTTGGCAAAGTGTAGTAAGACAAATGTTTAGAAAACTTTCTTCTGGAGGTAGTTTCGAAGGAGTAAAATTACTACACGGAGTTAAAATAAATGAGATTAGTGACTTAAATTTAAAAAATAGACATGTAAGATTAATGGCAGGTTCTACTAAAGATAGATGGAAGATTCAAGTAGAAGCAACTTCTTATAGTTTTACTATTTATGAATTTTGTAGGGGTTTAAGAAAACAACTTTGGAAAGACTGGTGCGATAGAGTAAAAGAAAAAAGCGGAGCATTAAGTCATATTACAGGTCTTGACAGCATAGGAGCTCATTCAGCAATTAGTAGAGGTACAAACTACTCTCACGATGCAGAAGATACAGTAGGAGTTGATAGATTTAGAATCCTAATAGAAGAAATAAGAAACTTTGAAGGACCTGCACTAAATATTACTTTTAAGCATACAACAGTAAATTTAGAAGATTGGTTACAAGATGGAGTAAATATTTCTGTAGAGCTTAACCCAGTTAATGAAGACGGATTTTTAGTTGGAGAAACAAGAGTAGTAAAAGGAAGATTAGAACAACAGACAGTAAAATTAGACACTGATTGGAACCAACTAAGACCGAAAATTTTAAGTAGTTTAGGCGATTATTTAAACCAAGAACCGCCGGAATTCGCAGATGAACAACAAGCTTTAGACTATGAATCAAGTAACTCTTTAAGAAAAGATTTAGAAAAGGCAAAAATAGAAAAAGAAGCAAAAGGTATAAAAGATACTTTTAAAAAGAAAGGAGCAAAAAATACTAAAGTTACTAATACTATTAAAAAAGAGCCAAAAAGAAAACGTAGAGTAATTACTAAAAAGTTTAATAAAAAAGCAGTAACAATAGAAAAACAAACTGTTTCTATACCTCAAGAAGTAAGAAAGGTAACTATAGAAGAAGAAAAAGGAGCTGAAAGTCCTATTACTGCAAATGCAATAAAAAGCAAAATTAATAGAAGTTTGCCTGCAGAAGTAAGAAGAAATATGGGAAGACCTGCACTAATGAATAGAACAGGACAATTTTCTAATAGTGTTAAACTTTTAAACTTAAAGGATACAGGAAAGACATTAATAGGTGAATATACTTATACTTTAACAGGCGGAGGTCAAAGTAAAAATAAAAGAGGAGTATACTCAACTTTTGAAAATAGAGGAGTTAAAAAGTGGCCCGTAGGCTATAATCCAAAACCTCTAATTACTAAAAGTATAAAAAATATTGCTTTAAGACATACAGAAAAGAAATTTACACTTAGGAGAGTATAATGGCATACAGAACACAAAGAAAGAAAATAGCCGAAGCTCTTACAGAAAAAATAAAAAAGATTAATGGAAATTATCCATTTAATTCAAACATCTTTCAAAATGCTGACTCACATTTAGTATTTTTAGATGAAATACAGCAATACCCAAAAGTATGTGTTGTTGCAGGAGACGAGGTACGACAGTATCAACCTGGCGGATTTAAATGGAGATTATTAACAGTAACAATTAGGGCATATGTAGAAGATGCAAATGACCCTCAAGAAGTTTTGTCATTATTACTCGAAGACTTAGAAAGAGTAGTTGACGATAATGACATACTAGTGTATGACGATACTGTATCGCCAAACCTACAAACAACATCTTGTACTATTCAATCAATTAGTACAGATGAAGGAGTCGTTTCTCCTTTAGGTATAGGCGAAATGGTAGTTGAAATACGATATTAGGAAACAGGTAAAGCAGAAAATTCTAGCTGAACCCTTTCCAAAGTAAATATAGGAGATAAGCAAAATGGCTTTAAATCTATCAAGAAATACCAAGGTATTCGTCTCAACAGGTAATGGAGTACACGCAAGTGGTGGTTCAGTACTAAATGTAGACGGATTCACTGGAGGTTCAGGACACGCTGTAGGTGACGTAATTACTTGTGGAACAACCTCAGGAAGTGGTACAGGGTTAAAGGTAGTAGTTACTGCTGTTAACTCAGGAGCTGTTACTGCTGTAGCAATTCCTAATAACTTTAGAGGTACTGGTTTTATAGACGATGAAACTGCTGACCAAAGTGCAACAACAGGTTCAGGTACTGGATTTGCTTGTGTAGTACAAGGAGTTTCCGCTACTACTGCCGAAGGAAGTAGACTACCAACAGGTCTTTTTAAAGGAAATGGAACTGATGCAAATACATTTAAAATTGGTGTATTAGATGGTTACAGTTTTTCACAAGGAAGTGATGCTACTGATATAACAATCAGTGAAGCAGGTTCAGAACCAAATAGAGGTTCAAAAAGATTCAATGATTCTTTACCACCAGCAGAATGGTCTTTCGGTACTTACGTAAGACCTTATAAGCATGGTACAAGCAGTCATAGATCAAGTGGCACAATGGATATGTGTGAAAATATTTTATGGGCAGCTATTGCAGGTAAAGATATTACTGGAGGTTCAGAAACTGGAACTTCAGCAACTGCTGTAACTTGTGATTCAACAGATGCAGATGTATCTTTCGCAAGATCAGACCATCACGAACTATTAAAAATGTCTATTTTCTTTGCATTAGAAAATACAACTTACAGACTAAATGAGTGTCAAGTAAACCAAGCAGAAATTGACTTTTCAATTGATGGTATTGCTACTATCACATGGTCAGGAAATGCTACAACTATTGACCAAGTAACAACAGTTATAGAAGACCCATCAAAAGCTTTAATTAGTACAGATGGAACTCAAACAACAAGTACAGCTGCAACTTATACAGAAGCATATAACTTTGTAGACACAACAGCTCCTAATGATGCTGACTATTTAAGAAATAAATTGTCAACATTGAGCTTAGCTCACGCAAAGAATTCTTCTGGAATACTAGAAGTTGGTGCAACAGATAGTACTACTACTTATGATATAAATATCACAGGTGGTTCAATAACTATTGCTAATAATATTACTTATGTAACACCAGAAACTTTAGGTCTTGTGGACGTACCAGTAGGTTCTTTTACAGGTGCTAGACAAATTAGTGGTTCATTAACAATGTATTTAGATACTAAGAGTGATGGTTCTAACCAGTTACTGTCTGATTTATCAGCAGCTACAGACCTAGTTAATAATGCATTTGACATGAGTCTGTTCATGGGCGGTGGTTCTTCTGCAACTCCAGTAGTTGAATTTGATTTACCAAAAGCTCACTTACAGATACCTACTATTGAAACAGCAGATATTATATCAACAACTGTTGAATTTGCTGCTCAAGGTACAGACCTGTTAACAGGAGATGAAATGACAGTTAAATATAAAGGTTTAACAACTCATTCAGACTCCACATATGGAACAGACGTAACTGTATAACAATGACAGCGTACAATCTACTTCGAGAAAGTAGTGTACACATCGTACACAACGGGAGTCGTTATTTAATAAAGACGACTCCTGAAGTGTCGTTCTCACAAACATTTGCGGAAGATGCATACGAAGTTAAGACTTTGCACGATCAAACAAAGATGTTTCAGGGAACAAGCGTAACAAAAGCAAATCCTGCAAACTTTAGTTTTGCAGTTCATCTAACTCAAGAGAAAGATGAATCAATTGTAAAAAGTCTTTTAACTGATTACGATACAAGCAATGGAGAACAATTATTAAAATCTTTTGACTTGTATATCGTAACAGGAGAAAGCACTCTTAAATTAGAAGGGTGTGTAATAACTCAAGGAGAGTTTAATTTAGCAAAAGGCTCACCACTTATATTAAGTGTGAGTGGACAAGCAAAACAATTGAGTAGAGTAGGAGATGCCAGCTATTCGCTTCCAGGCTCACTGGTAAGCGCCAGTTCGACTAGAACTCCCACCTTATCTTTGTTAGATGTAGAGGTAGATTCAACAGATGTACCTAATCTAGCAACCGCCACTTTACAAGTGCAAAACAATATCAATTGGACTCCTTTTGAGACTTTACAAAATAGTTTGTCAGTTACTTCAGCAAGTAATGCAATGTACCCGACAACTTATACATTAGGAGATAGAGTAGTAAGCGGAAATATTACACAATATTTAACAAGTAATAATTCTAGTACTTTTCAATCTTTTGATACCTCAGCAAACATAGCAGTAAAAACCATAGTAAATGGTAGTACTTTTTTAAACGCCAATCTTACAGGTTGTATGTTTACAAAAAGAAGTAATGTTGCTGAAACTTACACGCAGACTTTTGACTTTCGATTAGTTAATAGCCCTGCAAATTTAGGAACCATTATAACATATTAGGAGAAAAACAAAATGGATTTAAAATCATTACTAGTAGATAGTAAAACTACTTGGGCAGAGTTTCCAGGTTTAGAGGGATTTGAAGTAGAACTAGCAAATCTATCAAGAAAAGAATTAGTAAACTTAAGAAAAAAGTGTACTACAAATAAGTTCAACAGAAAAACTAGAGCATTTGAGGAATCATTAGATGATGAAAAGTTTGTAAAAGAGTTTACAGAAGCAACTGTAAAAGGATGGAAAGGACTAAAACTTAAGTATTTAGAAGATTTAATACTTGTAGACTTAAAAGGGCA